TGATGCTGACGTGCTTGGGGCGTCCAGAACGCTCTAAGTGCTTCTTATCATCAGCTGGCGGGCCGATGACACCGGTGTCACGTGACATCGAGTTATCGACATCATACCAATCATATGATTGGCTAGGCTGTTGCCTTGTTCGTGACTCCAGACGATGGAGGCACTTAAGCAGGGCACCAGCTCCGTCGAGTGGATCTCGAGGAGCTTCGGCTTGCACGTAGTAGCCCCTGACTAGGGGACTGTGCAATGTTGGGTGAGTACGCTCGGCCTGATAACCGAGAGCACTCTCCCTGCCCAGCAATGAGGAGGTTGGTTCAACATCCGGAAAATGCTTTAGCAGTTTCCGAATATGAGAGTCCAACCACTTGCAAGTCTGCCAGTAACCAGCCCAATAGAGCTGATTACGAAGCGAGACAAGCGAGATTACCTCATTAGCATCCTGCCGTTGTGTCGGGAACGCTTGCCTGACCTTGACGATTGAAACGTCATGGCCATTAAAGTACTCCCGTCCGCAAGACTCTCTGAACCTTCCGGTCCAGTAAGACTTGCTACGATTTACTCGGAACCCAAAAGTTTCGAGTTTCGTAACAACGGACAGCACATGTCTTTGGGGAACGATAATATCGTCTCCAAAGACGCGCACCCGGCGACTGTAAGCTGTAATAGACTTACGGTCGCAAAGTGGGTTGCTTAGCTCATCGCTTATTCCCATGAGCGCTAGGGTCATAAAGACCATAGCCTCGAAGGGAAAGCAAAGAGCTGAACCCATAGACGCGAACTTGGCCAAACGGATAACACCGTGGCCAGGTACATCAGCCTTCCGACTACGTGAAGCTTGAACGGCCTCAAGCAAATGAGGATGGTTCCGCAACATTAGTCGTACATGCTGATTCGAAACACGGTCGGATGCCTCACTCAAATCGAGTGTGGCGAGTTCACCGCTAAGTGAACCCAATCGGGCCAAGAACCTGTTAGGTTCCTGGTCGTCGAATCCGATCACGCGCGAGAGGAAGTCATCCTCTTTAAACGCGTCGAGCAAACTGCGAAGAATCGCCTGCTGTGCATATTGCATAGCAGTTGGTTCTATCGCAATAATGCGAGGTGTTTTGAGCGTTTTAGGAACAGTAATGACCCTAACGGGTTGTTCCTGTCCAGGTTCAAGGATGTCGACCTTGTCTAGCCGGTTATTGAATGACCAGTTAGGCAGGGCATATTCCCCAAAGGGGAATATGCTCTCAAGGCGAGACGGCCAGGCATGCTGATTCCACTTCTCATTTGATGAGAGGCGGTCAGCAGTAGCGCCTGGACCGTGCTTTGGAAATAGGTTGTAATAGTAGACATCTCTGTCTACTTTAGTAAACAACCTACTAAAAAGCAAGTCAGACATTTTGCAAAACTCGATCCTATTCCTAGGTGAGAGTCTTGCATCTGACTTCTTGACATCCTGCTCACACTGGATGTATTCAGACATCGCTTTGCGTTCCCGGTCAGCAGAAACGACTTGATAGCCGTTTCCGTTGCGGGGGGTACCTCCATTGGAGGCCTCTCGGGGAAGAGCAATCTTGCTAAACATCAGCGTTAGCTGACGAAGAGCAATTATTGCTTCGATATCTGGATCATCCAGAAGCAAACCACTACAAGGGTCGAACACACGGGTCAGGAAACCTCCG